GGTTGATACCCATCAGGGTGTTACGGGTGCTCGGGGGCACGATGAGGAAACGACCATCCATCGGAACGTCCTGATCGTCAAGACGCTGGATAGAACGGCGAATAGCAGCATCAGCCAAAGCGCCAGAGCCGGTGTTGGTAGCAGCCACATAAGCGGTAGTACCATCAGCACCAGAGAAAGCACCGCTGTAAGCAGAAGTACCTGAACCACCTTGAACCTTACGGCCCAGTTGAATCAGGGTGCTGTCCACTTTACGAGCCAGAGCGTAGCCAGCGTCATCAGTGTAGAACTGACGCAGCGAAGCCAGAGCCTGAGCTTCCACGATGTCTTCGATCAGACGGGAATATTCCCAGTGCTGGTCGATAGCAACGGTCTTCTCACCTTCGGTTGCAGCGATCAGGGTAACCTGAGCGTTAGCAGCCTTGGCAGAGGCATCACCACGGGTCGGGGCGGGAATGTGAACGGTGTCACCTTTTTTGCCCTTGAAGTTCATCTTCTTGATGAGGTTAGCGGCAACAAGGTTCTTCTTATAAGCGGCAACAATTTCATCACTCCATACTTCAGGAATGAAGGTTGCTGCGGTCGTCACGGTGACGTTATTAGTACCTAAAGGCATTTGTAAATCTCCTGTTTGTGATTAAGTTATTTGACCCTTCCCTCCGCATATGCAGCCATGATGTCATCTTGCATAGCCATATAACGGTCAGGATCGTTCATACGTAGCCGGATAAGGTCGGCACGGCGATAAACTTTCTTAGAAGATTCTCCAGTTCCTCCAACATCAACAGCAGCAGCTTTCATGTTTTGTTTCAAGACCTGTTTACCAGTGTCCTGAGTCTGCTGTGTCTTTGCTGTGCGGATCTGTTTGAACGTAGAAAACAATTCATCAGCAGCCATGAAATCGTACTGAGCATCAGCCATTGCGAACATATTTAGTCGCAAGGGAGAAGCTTTTACCCATTCAATAAACTCACCGTCTGTTAGAATCTCTTTAAAGTCGGGATGCTTAGCAGCCAACTGTTGTTGAGTTTGTAACGCTTTAAACTGTGCAGCAGCTTGTTTAGCCGCTAACACATCTGGGTGAGTTGCTACTGCTTTTTGAACCGCTGTCTTCGGATCTTCAAAGAAGTCAATCTCTTGTGTTTCTGTTTGTTGTGCAGGTGCTTCAGATCTCTTACTAGAGAGTTGCTGTTTCAGTAGCTCATCGGCTAAGCGTCTAACCTCTCCAACTTCCTGCGCCTGACGACCAATTAGCTTTTCAGCCTCTTGATGCATCCGAACAATATCTTCAAAGTTTTTGCCCCTGTACTTCTCGGGAACTTCTACTTTAGCTTGTTCTTGAGCAGCAGCTTGTTGCTCTTGTTGTTTAGACTCCTCAGCTTCTAATTCGCTTTGCTGATCCAGTTCTTCGTTATCAATTAAAGCCATACCTAACCTTTCCCTGTCCACATAGGATTACAGGATTATCGCAGCGAAGCGAGAATGTCTCACTACGTTGCAGATTTATAAATGTACTCAGATACGTGCCTTAGAAGGCATTGCGTTTCTGTTCTTCTTTGAGCTTTTCAGCCCGAACCCTTTCCCACCTATCATAAGCCCCCGGAAAAGCTCCGGTGATTCCTTCTAGTTTGATCTGTGGGGAAGAAACCAAACGAAGAGCATCCTTACCACAAGTAGGACACTCAATAGTCCTGATGCTTTCGTCAACTAAACGCTCAGAGTAGTGTCCATCGGTACAGAGGAATTCAAACATTCGTTTCATTGTTCAATTCCTCCCACACCTTTTCGCACATCTCCTTGCGCTTTAAAATCAAGTCTAAGATGTCAAGCTGACCTTTACGGAAAAATAAATCTTGTGTGTCCGTAATCAATGTTACATCGTTAATACTTGCTTTTAACCTGTCAAAATCTTCCAGTAAAAACTTCCAGCCTTGGGAGGCCATCATCTCAAAGGAAGATTCGTAGTACTTTTGAAGGTTTTGTTCCATTGTTGGAGAACCTCATTTTTGTTAAACATACATATATTATACCACAAATTTAACTAAAAATCAAGCCCTTTTTGCTTGTTTAGACATAGTTTGTAGTGCTGCAATACGCTCATTGCTTTGAATATCTTCCTGTTTCAAGGCCAATTCAGCTAATTTAACCCTTCGTTCAAAGTCTGCTGATTCGTTATCCTCGTTAAGGTTGTTTGTCAGAGCAGAAATAAGCTTAGCCTGCGTAAGTTGCGGCGTAGCCTGTGCCTCAGCCATTGCCTTAGCAGCCTCAGCCTGTTCGCGCTGCGCTTTAGCCTGCATTTCCTGCAACTGAGCCTCAACCATAGCCATCTGAGCTTGCTGTTGCTGCTGTGCAGCCTGCTGAGCATCAGGGTTAGGCTGCGACATCTGATCCAAGGTCTGAATAAGCTCTGCTCTGTTGCTCAAGGAGCTGTTTTGCAGAATTCCTTTGAGAATCAGAGGCAAGACAGGCGTATTCGGCCCTAAAGTCTGCAGTAAACCGATAAGTTGCTGCTGTTCAAACTCACGAGCAAGAATACCCAGAGTAGCAGTGGGAATAAATTCCATATCTACGGCAGGATAACGCTCAGGATCAAACTGCATATAGCGATAAGAAGCCTTCTTGATGAAAGGAATCATGAAATCTTCTTGGAAATTGGTCAAGGTACGCTTGTACTTCTTGATAATTCCTGCCATAGCCATCGACATACCGCCAGCGCCAGCATCACGAGGGACATTGGAGGGCATACCGGCGCTGTCTACCGTGCCTGTAGCCTGCAAAAGCATTCTTTCGAAGTTCTGCGCCGTTGCAGCAGCGTTTCCGTCTGTCTGACCGAACTTAAACGGGTATAAAATCTCACTGGGAGAGCCGTTAGTAAGGATAGCTTTCCCGGGTTTGATCTCAAACTTAGCACCACGAGGCAGTCTCGTAGCGTCCATAGCGATCATTGGAGAGGTTGTGAGTGCTAAAGAGTCCAAGTGAGCACGTAACTGTGCATCAATGGCCTTTTGCATATTATAACCCTTCTCCACCGTACCCCGACCAAAGAATCTTCCCGGTACAGTGTCATCCTGATAGGCAATCACAGGACGATCCTTCATCATGTAGGGGTTCTCTTCAGCCTTTAACAGGACAGAATCGTTAGCGATAACGATGATAGCCTCTACCAGGTTGCAGTATTCATCAGCCTCGGATCCTTCAGGGAACAGTTCTTCGTATTCTTCTTCGTCATTACCCTCTAAATACTCTTTCGGAACCAAACCGTAGTAGGTTACGAGCTTGACCTTATCGTCTTGGTAGGTCTTGATGTCCTGAGTAGGCTCCAAGTCCTGACTCTCGTAGGTACTACCAATGTCTACCTTACGATAGATACCTCGCTCAATACCTTCAACGATCTTGTGTAAAGACACATACTTCTCAATTGCCACGCCCAAGGCATCTTCAATAGAGTCAGCGTTAGGATCAATCAGGAAGTTCTTAGGATTGACAGGTTTGATCTTGACTGCGATACGCTCTTTTTCTTCGACACCAATAGCGGCTGCGTTGGCAATGCCGGGAATGGCTTGTGTAGAAGGAGTGTATTCAATCTCACTCTTGACAATCACCTCACCGATACCTGTTCCGTAGATCTCAGCCATCAGTTCAATCTGGTCAACAGATTTCTTGATCTTGTCTTTCTTAAAATCTTCCATCAACTGAGCACGGATAAACTCAACATCGATGTTATTACCGTTGACATCACGAATATCATCTTCGATGTCAAAGAATTCACCTTGACCGAAGATAGCTTCCATGATCTCGGCATGACGAGTCTCGACAGCCTGCTGAGTGGCAGGGGAGATGATACGGCTGCGCTCAGAGTCACGAGTCTTGTCCTGTGCATCCCAGATACCACGGAAGATACGCTCATACTCCAGCCAGAGATCCATGAAGTTAGCGTCACGCCAGTCACGCCAGCGTGTAATGTGATCGACCACAAATGCTGTTAATTCCTTATCAGCCTCTGTAGGTTCCTCATATTCAGAGTTGTTATATTCTTCAGCCATATTCACCACTTCACTTTATCAGCCCAGTAAGCAGCACTCATCTTACCTTTGGCAATGTTTTTGGCATGACGAGCCTTGAAACTCTCACGGCGATTACGCTCAGCTTCTGTCTCATCCTCAGACGCTGGAGAACCAGAAACACCCTGCTGACCAAAACGAATGGTCTTGATCTGATCCCCTTCCTTAGCCACTACAACGTGACTCTTTGTGGGATGATTAGGTGTTCTTTTTGGCTTGTTGTAGCCTTCCACGCCTGCCTTGTCTAATCTAGGGTCTTTTTTAGTAGCCATTTTTACCCTTCTTTTTAGGTTTCTTTTTAGCAGTCTTTGCTGACTCCTCAAAA